AATATCCTATAAAAAATTTGGGTACTGCCGTTTTAAAAAACCTATAAAAACCTTTTCTGTACAAAAAGGGGGTGGGGGTCTAATCTATTCCTGTAACAATCTTAACTTCTACAGGTGTTCCATCAGGGTTGCCACTAATCTCATGTTGTGATGTTTCTTTCCACTTGGCACGAGACTTCAACCAAAAGATCATGGCTGTGGTGTTGCCTTCTTTAGCTTGCTTAAACAAAGTCTCTGCTACAGATGCGTTGGCTTCAATACGACCTTTGTCAAGCTCTTCTTTATAGTACTTGACAAGTGTATCATGTGATATGCCTAGTACGGATGCAATATCTTCGTGGCGTGTGCCTACTGTAGATAATGTGTAAACTTTAATTCGGGTGTCCGCATTTGGAAGGTGTGGGGGTCTTCCTTTTCCTACCTTGTTTTCTTCTGTCTCTATAGCGTCTATAGGTAGATTGTCTACAGATATTAAGGCTTGCTTATCGTCTACCATAATATTGACAACATTGTCAACAGGGTTATTCAGTTCATTATTCATTTAATGCTTATTCCTTATATATATAACTTACTTATATTCGTTTACAATTTATTTACAATTCTTTACAATCTTTTACAATAATAATACTTGACAAGTTATTTAATGGGGATATGATTACATTGTCAATCTTGACAAATAACTTAAGGAGTCATACAAATGAATCTAAACCCAATCCAAGCCAATCTAAACGAAGTTATCACAGATGGAATGATTATACTATTCAGCTATAAAACACCCGTTGCAGTTAGAATAGGTCATAATGAATACTATAGAACATCTACCAAATGGAGTCAGACTACATCTAGACATATAAATAAATGGCTCGATGGAGTTATTGCTACAGAAAAAGAACAATCTTACTTTGATAGTCTTATCTAGTATATAGATAATATATAGGGAGGTTTTTACAATCTCCCTTTTATAACTACGATTAAATAAGACTTGACAATTAAATAGACTTAATTAAACTATATATACACACTATAAGGAGTTATTACTATGTTATCCAATACAGAACTTAAAGAGATTAAACAACAGATTGACAAAGGCTTGACTTTATGTCTACCTCAATCTATATCTATTAAGCAATACGATAACATTATTAAACAAATTGACAATTACATCAAAAAGGAGAGTTTACAATGATTAATACCAATATCAGATTCAATGGTTTTTATAACTCTATTCATTCAGATAATATTGATCATGCAATAGAATCTTATTATACAGATGACAACGGGCTTTTTGACTATGACTCTATAGCCGATAACATAGACTATAAAACAATCCATAAGGATTATATAGAAGTCTTTACCGATGATTTTAAGTCATGGATTAAAGATAACTATGATCTTGACATAGATTTTAAGGACTTATTACTCAATAGCCCTCAATTTTATAACTATTCAACCGATGTTATTAATTGCAATATATCAGATAAAGACAATTCCCTATTGATGATGACATTTAAACGTGATAAAGACTTTATATCCTATTTGGAAGATAGAACTACTTCTAGAAGTGGTTTTATATCTCATTATACCTTTGGAGAGGCTTTATCAAATAAAGATGACATTCTATCTGATTATATTCTAGAATATCTTGTAAACAAGTTTGAATCTGATAATCTATTTATGTTGGATAACTATGACTTTATATATCAATCTTTACATTAAGGAGATAATGCAATGAATAACTTACTTAAAAACTTTTTAATCTTATTACTAGGCTTTACAAATTTCTATATGTTTTTACTTTTAATCTTATCTTATTAGGAGGCTATAAAATGATTAACGAAAACTTTAGTATTGGTTATAACGAGGGATTAAACGCCCTTGAAAATATATCGCTTGTCAATGAAAACCCCGATCATGAAATTTTAGCGGGTCTTTTATCATCTATTGCGAATTGCATATATTATTATGCACCTAGCGAAAAGGCTGCAAACGAGCTTTTTAAATTCGCTATGGACTATGCAAGGGAAGAAAACGCCAAAATAGGAATGATCTTACCAAAGGAGACATTAAAATGATTTTATCAGTATCAATTAACGCCTATCAATATGAAGACTTAACTTCACATGATGCAAAAAGAAAAGTTATCTATTGGCTTGACAATGACCCACAAGAATACGAAAGGGAAGACGGAACTTTCGGTTATTCTTATTATAGTGATTTAAGCCAAGAAGACGAACATATAATTATTGACCATTGTAATATGAATAATTATAGATTCGATAAGTATGGCAACCCTATACACCAATTAACACTTTAAGGAGAATAACATGCAAGTAGAACTAGACTATATTACAGAGGCTTTACACGCTATCGACCTCAATTTAGAAGACGTCAATAGAGGCATGACACCTAGCGGATACTTAACCATAAATTCTTATTTAGAAGACATGCGTTATAGACTATCCGAAATTACTACTGAAATATCAAATATGGAGATAACATAATGAGATTCGCTAGTAAACGTGATTTTATCAGTATGGCTCAATTGTGGAAATATAAACCACAGGTAGAACTATACAAAATGACATTTAAACAATTAGAAAATGTATGGCTTACTTACAGGGAAACCAAAATGAATAGAACCGAACTCATTCAAAAAATACTCAATGCAAATCTTGACTTATGCCAAAACAATACAGAACTTAACGATTCTATGTTATATGACTTGCTTATGTATGGCTTCAAAGGTTTAGAAAAGATGACCATTGAAGAACTCAATACAGAATTGGAGAACTTATCATGATTAAATATAAAGGAGATATTGCATCAATAGATAATTTAAGCGATGCTCTAGAATTATTTTCTAGGCATGATATTTTGGTAAAAATAACAAATAAAGCTAAAACCAATCCGTATGGAGATGAATTAAAAAAAGCATTTTTTAAGGATAATTTAAAATGAGTGACTTTACTTATTCTTATGAACCTGAAACCAAAAAGTTTGAACTATTTATAAATCATAACCTTATCTACTCATTCGTAGATTGTGAGCCTATGACAGAAAATGAGGCTTATAACATGGCTGAAGACTTATATACAGAATATCATTCACACAAATAGGAGATTAAAATGACACAATATACTTATGCACAGGTATGTTTACATTTAACTGAAATTTTACCTGATAATCCATATTTAGAATCTAAAATGTCTAAAATTGATTATTACCAAATAATTTTCAACATAGCTGATAAAGCTATAAAAAAACTAAAATTTAATGAAGATTCAGAAAACTTATACGAAACCCTTGATGAATGGGTTAGTGTAAACAATATATCTATATAGGAGAGCTAAAATGTCAATAGAATATGGAAATCTATGCCATATATCCGATTATTATAAAGATAGCGATAATGAAGGATTTGTTTATGGACTTGAATTAACAGACAATAAAAATTTTATGGATTACGAGTGTTTTTGGTTTAAATCTACTGAAAAACGTTTTGAGTTTATCAAACAACACAATATTATTTTAAAAGGAGACTAAAATGTATGTTTTAAACACACAGGAACGCACCATAAAGCGTTTTTCTAACAAAGACCTATCTATATGGGTCAATGAGTTAATCAAGTATAATAGAAGCCTTAAAAGCTATCTATTTATGTCTACTAAAAAAGAAGCTACTAATTTTATTAAAAACCAATTAAAAAGGAACTTAAATGGATAGAGATCTAGAGAAGATTCTTGTAGACTTATTATTAGGGTTTGTTTTGCTAGGATTATTGACAATCCTATTTAAAGTAATTGAGTTTACCCTGAAACGATTATTTACGTTTTTTAGGTTTTGACATGCCTGCTTCAGAAAGTGCGATTGCTAACCCTTGTTTTGTATTCTTTACAATATTGCCTGAACTAGATTTTAAACTGCCACGTTTAAATTCACCCATAACTTTAGCTACTTTAGCTAGTTTACCTTTTTTGGTGGTAGGTTTTTTCATATTTTATCCAAAAAAAAAAGCCCTTTATTTATAAGGGCTTAAATGTGCTACGGAGAGTATGGGCGAGACTATCCCAACAGGCGAATTATATCATAGTTAAATACTCGTGTCAAGCGACTATACGCCTAGAAGCCATAGATAGCATGTTATCGAAAGCAAGACCTAATTGATACTCATAGTCATCGTATTTAGATGTCTTTAAGTATCTAGCGTATACCGCATCTTTCTGATGTTTGGGCAAACTGCTTATAATTGCATCAATTGTTCTGACATTGGTTATATCCATCTCTGACACCATGTCTTCAAAAGCATCGCTAGTAGATTCACCACCGCTAATCATACCCAATGACTTGCTTGGATAGCCTAGCTTTGTGCTTGGTGCGTGCATCCATCTAGCCCAATCATCTAAAATCTGTTTAAGCCTATCTATGTGCATTAGCTTCCTCTTCAGTGTGAATATAAATGCCTTTGATCCTGTCGCTAAAGTCTGGCATAGGGTGAAATATGTTTTGTAATAAATTAACTTTAGGTTTAAAGTATCTGTATATTTTCTTTTGTCCCTGTTGTTCACGTTCTGTTGAATTTAACATGCCTAAATTTTTCATGTTTAATACAATGTATTAACTCTGCAATGGTTAAAGATTTATCACCTAACGCATCTAAAATTAAATTACGCATTTTTTCTATATGAACTAAACGACCTTTAACATTATATTCTCTAACTTTAGCTTCCATACTTTTCCTTATGATACATCCATTACTTTACATTCCCACTTCCTGCCAGTCTTGACCCACCCATGAATATGTATTTTCATACCACTCTTACGAACCGTTCCCACATACTCACTATCCGCAATCTTATGAGCCCTTGCTGACATGTTGCTAGCAGAGGTAGTTTGAACTGCAAGTATCTCACCATCTTTAATAGCAAGCAAATCTATAAAGCCAAACATGTCCTGTCTTATTTTTGCAAAAGCGTTCCATCGTTCTGTAATAGCTACAAGGTATCCATCTGCTCTTAACTTCTTAAGGCTTAACTGCGTTGGGCTTGTCGCCATCTATTTCATTCCCCCATACATCCCAACCTTCAGACTTTTGTCTAGCAAATAATTCTATTCTAGGCAAATCACCACTATGTGCAACAATAATATCTTTAAATATTTTTGGCTTTTCACTATGTTTTCTTGAGTTTATTTCATATACAGCTTGCCCTTCATCTACAACATTTATAATTGATTTGTTAATTCTAGGCAACTTACCTTTCGTTGCAAACAAAATATGTTCAGTTGCCCCTCTAAAATAATAACCTAATCCCATTTCTTTATTAAGATTGCTATATAACTTTACCCAAGTAATAGTTTGTTTGTAATTAAAGCCCCAAGCATCACATAAATCATGTGCTTCTCTAACGAATGAATTTGTATACCACATATATAAATGACAATTATTATCTGCAATATTTTGTATAGGCAATTTTTTAATATCATTTATATTCATTGTATCGTAATGATGATGAACAGCACCATTACCCCAATTTTCTTTATAAGACCATGGTGGGTCTGCATAAATAATATTATATTTTTTATTTGGAAATGGTATGTAATTACTTGATTCCATCAAATTGACTTTCGTTAGGTTTAGATATGCCATCTATAAAACGTTTTTCTACTTCACCTGTAGACTTGTTTAATTCGTATTCGTAATTTTTTTTAAATATTTTATTCCAGTTGTCTTCTGAGAACCTTTACCCAATTTTAATTACCCCTCTATCAAATAACCAACCCACAGTTTTACGATGAGCTTGTTCCCATGCTTCTATTCTTTCTGCTCTGTCTAACTCTTTGTTGTTGTCTATCATATCATGACATTGATAACAAAGACTAGCGATTCTATAATCATGAGCCTTGATGCCTGTGCCTTTACCATCACGCTGTTGATTAGAATGACCTGCACAAACTGTTCCGTCTTGTCTGCCACACATAGCACATGGAAACTCACGAACCGCTTCTAGCAATTTCTTGCTACGATAATTCATAAAAATACCTAATTAGTTTAGCAACGCCACCAACAAACCATACAATGCAAAATATAACTATGCCATCAATAATTGGTTGCCTCATAACTCCCAACTCCAACCAAGAGTAGAAGCCCAACGTTCACAGTTTTCTTGATACTCTGTCATTTCTTTTGTAGTGAGTTTTGTTGTTGACTTAACCAACTCCACAGGATTGCCAGCTATCTCTGTTTGGTAGCGAAGAAACTTATAGCCTAACAACTCATGAACTGTGCTAGGATCTTCACCAATGTAATTAGCAATTGACCCATATAGCGACCACAGCCTTTCATTCTGTTCAAGTGACCTTACAACTTTTTCTTCACTAATATTCACACGCCACCTTTTAGTTAAATCAAGAGCTTTGATTTTTGTTATCAAGTTTTCGTAATTGTACTTCGTCAAAACGAACCGAATCATATTTGTCATCCCATCCTTTAGATTTAAAAGTTACACCTTCTTTAGATGTTGCTTTGTATGTAGCATCTTCACCATACAACTTTTGAACATATTTTATAAACTCATTTATGGTCATGGTCTTTCCTTGTAACTTAAACCTTTTTTATCAAACCAAAAATTCCACTTACCTTCAACAGGATAATTACGTTGCTTTTGTAAATATACTACGCAATCTGGAATACCTTTTAAATCTTCTGCTGTCTTGTCACCTGTTTCAATATCATACTCTTTCTTCTTATTGCGGAACACACAAATTATGTTATCACATAAATTGCGAATATGCGAGCTGCCTAAAATATGAGTAGCATCTGGAACTACGTTTTCATCCGCCATCTTTCTAGTATGTGCCACCAAGAATACATGTATGTTTAAATCACGACACGTTGTAGCAAGTCTGTCTATAAAAAGCTTTTGTCTTTCATAATTGTCTTCAGAAATATCTGACATCTTCATAAGAGAATCAATCACAAATACTTCTACACCTAGGACATGCTTACCCCAATACAATGTAGCAATCATATCTTCTGATGTGGTAGAGCCTGTTTGGTCATAAAGATATAACTTTTCTTTAGCTCGATCACAAAACTTTATTATAAACTCATCTGTAGGTTCTGATGATTTTAATGTTTGCTGAACCATACGAGCAAGAGTTAATACAGGTCTCATCTCTAAAGAAGCAATTAAGCATTTAGTATCTTGTTTCATTAAAGATAAAATAATTTGAGACAACCACATACTCTTACCATGCCCTGACACTCCTGTCAAAACAGTTAGTTCAGCAGGTCTTATTTTAAAGTCATCTTCCGTTTTAACAAAGCCCAACGATTTGCCAGAGTGTATTTCAGAATTAAAATATCGAACCACCGAGTCAGTAAAAACATCCGTACTCTTAACAAGAAATTCTGCATTTGCATGTTCACCTTTATAATATTCATTTATAATTTCCTTATTGACTGTTAATTTTTCTAATGCGTCACCTATATTCATTTAGCACCATCCCACGGATTCCTAACTTTTTGCAATTCATCTTCCCATCTTTCTTGATTAATGTATGTTAGTGGTGAAGGGTTAAATCCTTCTTTCCATGATTTAGTTTTACTCATCTCTTTAACATGGGTAATGATCTTATCTGCAATTTTATCTAAACCGTTTCTCTTCCATTTTGTTTCACATGGCTTACGACCTACTTTTCTATTACTTGGATACTCTTTCCAAAAATCATTAAATCTACTGACATGTATATCTGTCTCTCTCTCTGTCTCTGTCTCTGTAACCCCACTTTGCTTGCACGATGCTAGCATGATGCTATCATTATCAATAAGCCATTGATTTAATACAGATAAATGTTTATTCAATTCATCTTCTGACATTTGCAAGCGAAATGCTAGCGTTCTGCTATCTGGTAAATTTCCATCAACATCTTCTGATGCAATCAACCAAACATTTATTAAAACCCAAGTACTTTTACTATCTTTTAATGCAAACCAATCTGGATTCTTTAATAGATCGTTATGCACTTTAATCCAAGGTGGACACCTATTGTTATAATGCTGAAATTTTTTCCAGTTTCTAGGCATCATACTATTCTCCTTGAGGAATAGTTTCAGATTGTCTACGCTTAACTAAAATCTCTTCAATTTGTTCTACACGCTTCTTTGGAATATCTTTTGCTGGGTCTTTAGCCCAATATTGAATAGCTTGAATAGATATATCTAAAGCATATGCCATCTTACGTCTTGAGTTGTTAAAGTGTGCTACAGCCTCTGTAAAGTTCATTTAAATCTCCTTATTGAAATGAATGGCGACTATAACACTCAATTAAAATCTTGTCAACAACTATAAAAGTCGGATAAATACCCCCCCCATTAAAATATTTGTTGACAATTTATTGAAGTAAGCGTATAGTGTGTTTTCAAGTTTAGGAGTAGACATGAATTTAGATAGACTTATGAGAATTATCACTAATGACAGGTTGCAAAAAAAGTTTACACAAAAGTTCTATTTTGTGGTAAAGTGGTTTTTAGTAATATTTTGGGGATATTTTTTATGGCACATTCTTTAAAACATATATCAGTTATTCTTGCTGATCTTGTAAAAGAACTTAAAGAAGATAACGACAAATGGGAGAAAGCAAATGAGTCAACAACAACATTACGATCAAGTAATGATGGAAAAACATCAAAAGGAGAGCAAGATGAGCATACACAGTAAATTAATGAAAGCAAGATTAAAGTTACAAACAGCAGACCTTAAAAAGTCTGGTCATAATAAATTTGCGGGATACAAGTATTTTGAGTTAGGTGATTTCTTACCTACTATTCAAGAGATTTGTAATGAGGTGGGCATCTGTGGCACAGTAACATTTTATACAGACATAGCAATTCTTACTATTACAGACATGGATGATGCTACACAATTTATTGAGTTTAAATGTCCTATGTCAAGTGCAGCTTTAAAAGGTTGCCATGACGTTCAAAATCTAGGTGCAGTTCAAACTTATTTGCGTAGATATTTATGGACTAATGCTTTTGAAATTGTAGAGCATGATGCTATTGACGCTAGTGCAGGTGCTGTTATTAAGATGAAAGATACTAAAGCAGAGGACTTTATCTAATGGAACAACGGTCAGAAGAGTGGTTTCAAGC